GAAATACATTTGATTGATTATTTAGAAGGATCAGGAGAAGGGATTAATTACTATATCTCACAACTATCTAAAAAACCCTATATCTATGGTAAACACTATGCTCCACACGATATAAAGGTAAGAGAGTTAGGAACAGGTAAATCAAGATTAGAAGTAGCTAAGAGTTTAGGAATTAACTTTGAAGTAACTCCCATGATCCCAATAGATGATGGAATCCAAGCGGTAAGAAACATATTAAGCCGGTGTTGGTTTGATAAAAATAGTTGTGAGAAGGGTATTGATGCTTTAATGAGTTACCATAAAGAATGGGATGAAAAGAATCAGGTTTATAAAACTCATCCGGAACACGACTGGTCAAGCCATGCTGCTGATTCTTTTAGAGGACTTGCAGTAGCTTATCAGGATATAATTAATAAGGTAACTCATACCACAGTTAGTAGTAAACCAAATGATGATCCCTATGGAAGATAAAGAATATAAACCATTTGAACCAGAGAAAACAGTAGAAGTGAAGATATTTAGAAGAGAAGCTGTATTGCTTCAGAAACTAAGGAAATATCCATTTGGTAAGATTATGGTACACAAAATGAATGGAATTATAGTTAGAGTTGAACCTCAAAGTAGTGAGTTGATAGATGAGACAGATGAAATAGATTTAAGTTAGTAATTAGTTTATAATTATTGTATGTACGATATACCAATGCCCATGAAACAAGCAAGAGAATTGCCAACACTATATGGATTAAGACAAGAAGATTTACCTGTATTGATATAATTAATTATGGCTAAAAATAAAAACAATCAACAAAAGGGATTGATTAGGGTTCTTCAAATTGTTGATTATAAAGATGGGAGTATTTTGATTAGGCAACTACCTAAGAATATTTTTGAGTGTATAGTTGTGTATAAATGAAAATTTTATTCTTCTTATATCATTATTGATCCAGTTAAAGGTCAAAAAGAATTAAATGAAGCTGAAATATCAGAGGTAACAAAGATGTTGTATGCCGGTGCTGCTTCAACAATAGACTTTCAGAGAGGAGACAGGTTATCTAAAAAAGATAAAGATATGGTTAAAATGTTTGAAAAGGCTAGAAAGTCTTTAGGGGGAGAAGCATAATGGCAAAAGATATAGACATATTAGAACCAGTACCAATTATGAATGAGATTAAAGTTGAAGATAAAGAAGAAAAGGAAGTTGAGAAAGAAGATTATACTAGTTTGGTTCAACAGGTAAAGAAAGAGTATAAGGTTGCTTATGACTTTATGAAACCTAAAATAGATAAGTGGCGGATGAGACTTAAACTTTACAATAATCAAAAGAGAGATGATGAAGCAGTTGGTGATACGACCTTATTTACTATATTCCAAACAGTATTAGCTTCATTATATGATGATAGGCTTACAGTTGAATTTGGTGGTAGAGAAGATGGAGATGAAGAAACAGCAGATAATTTAACCGCTATGGCTAAAGCTGATTATGATGATATGGAGAAAGACCAATTAGACTTTGAGTGGGATTGGGATACTTTATTCTTTGGTAGAGGTTTAATGTTAATGGAAGAATATGATAGAGAACCGGATAAAAATGTTTTTGTACCAGTACCAGAAGTGTTAGATCCTTTAACATTTTTGAGAGATCCAAGAGCTACATCAGTCAATGGTAACAAAAAAGGTAAGGGTGCTATGAGGTTTGGTGGTGGTGATATTAAGATGAGCTGTGAAGATATGAAGAATAATAAGAACTTCTTTGATGATATTGATTATTCTAAACTTAAATATGGTGAATCTACTCAATCATTAATTACTGATGCTTCACAATCAAGAGATGAAGCACAAGGCAGACAGAATCCAAATAAAGATACTGAATCTGATCTGGGTGCTAATGCTGAATATGATGTAACTCAATGGTTTACTCATTGGAAGAAAGCTGATGGTAGTGTGGTTAAAGTAAAGATGTGGTTGGGTAATGAGAGAAACACTTTACTTGGTATAAAAGAATTAGAAAGAGATTACTTTCCTATAATTGACAGACCGCTATATCCAACAGCTCATGATTGGGATGGTACATCTATTCCGGATTTAATTGAAGATAAACAGAGAGCTAGAGCTATTGCTCAAAACTTAGGGTTAAAAGCTATGAAGGCTGACATATACCCTATGTATATCTACAATACAAATAAGATACAGAATCGGGCTGATTTAAACTTTGATTTTGACAAGTTTATTGGAGTTGATACTAAGCCAGGAGAATCTACTGCTGATGCTATAGTACCAATGAGAAAGTCAGCACCAAATATGGGTATGATTGATTTTATCTATCAATCACTTGATGCTTCAGCACAAAAGGCAACTGCAACACCAGAATTACAGCAAGGTGCTTTATCTTCACAACAGAGAACACTAGGAGAGCTTAATTTAGTTGCTTCTAATGTAGATACTAGATACTCACTATCAGCTAAAGTCTTTGGTTGGTCAGAGAAAAGATTTTGGAATCATTGGTATAACATGTATAAAGATAACTTTGCAGAAGAGATAGATGAGAAAGTGTTAAGAATTGTTGGTGCATTTGGTGCTAAATGGAGAACACTAAGTAAGGATGATATTGTGGCTAATAAAGATCCGGACATTATAATTGAATCTCAAGTTGTTAGTAGAGCTAAAGAGCTTGAAGAGATGCAGAAACTCAATGGCTTCTTTGCAATAGCATTTTCAGATCCGACAGTAAATAGAAGGTGGGGTATGAAGAAACTAGCTAGACTAAATGGTTTAGAAAAAGATGAGATAGACAGATTATTCCCACCAACAATAGATGAGAGAATTGCCGAAGATCAAAACGAATTACTTAATGATAATAAGTTAGTACCAGTGTTACCAGAGGATGACCATAATATCCATTTAGAGATTCATTCTAAGGCTAAAGAAACAGAAGCAAGTAAAGCTCATATTGAAACTCATAAAAAGGCTTTATCTATTAAAAAGGTTAAACCAGAGTTGTTCCCAGCAGAACAGCAACCACAAATGGGTATGGGTAATGAACAACAAATACCTGGACAACCACAACAAACACCAGTACAACCGGTAGCACCAAGCCAGACATCTAATCAAGCTGGTAGATCAATGCCGGTAATGCAGTAATATGATTGATTTAAGTAATGACAAATCTAAAGAAGTAGCTATTGCTAACTTTAAAAGTTTATTAACTCATCCAGGTTGGGTAATGTTTGAAGAGATAGTTAAGGCTAATATAGAAGTGGTTAAGGAAGCTATTTTAAAAGGTATTAATGAAGAAACTATTGAAGATGTTAAAAGGTTAAGAGATAGGTTGTCGGTACATGAAGAGATAATTAATACTCCAAAAGCTATGATTGATAAATTAACACCTAAAGAAGAGATTGAAATACCAGATGATGATCCGTTCTATAAGAAACTTGAATCAGAAAGGAAAAAAGTATAGAATTAACTAATTAATAGTTTATCCAAAAAATGGAGAACAAAATATGATAGATGAAAAAGATGATGTTATTGTTACTAAAGAGACAGAGATAGAGAAAGAAGAAGAGGTAGAAGAAGAAACACCAAAGGAAGAAGAAGAGGATATTGACTTGGAAAAAATAACTCCGGAAGTTAGGAGACAGAGAGAGGTAGAAGCTAAGGAAGAAGAGGAAGATATAGATGATGAGGATAAGAAAAGAATATCCAAGATAGTCCAAAAAGAAGTTGGTGGAAAGTTAGTAGAGATAGAGAACAAAGCTGAAGTACAAGCATTTGTTGCTAGTAAGCCAGAGTTTGCTAAGTATCAAGGAGTAATCCTTAAATATATGGCTCATCCGGATTATGCTAACATTCCAGTTCATAATATTGCTGCTATTGTAGCTTCAAAAGATATGATGAAGATAGGTGCAGCTAAAGAAAGAGAAGCACAACAAAAGGTAGCATCTACTAAAAGTCCAGGTAATTCAGTTAGAAAATTAGAAGGTGGTGCTAAAGATTGGCACAGTGCTAGTAAAGAAGATTTTGAAGCACAGAAAGCTAGAGTACTTGGTAGACAAGGTTATTAATTATTATTAAAAAAATATGACAGATATATCAAATGAATTAAAAACATTAAAAGAATTAGAACAAGAGTTAGTTAAAGCTGGTATGCCACAAGAAGATGTAGTGGCTTCAAAGTTTAATAGTAAAGCTCAAATATTAGCAGTATTAAATACATTAAATGCTAAGAAAGTAGTTGAAAAGGTAGATTCTATTGAAGAATTACCAAATCCATCAGAAGAAAAGAAAATTGAGAAAGCATGGAGAAGTAAAGCACAAATCATGTGGGATAAGTGGATGGCTTCACCAAAGGTTCAAATCTTATATCCATCTGATCCAGGCAAGAATCCTGGTAAAGTAGAATGGAGAAAAGATGCAAAAGGTAATGACTATCAAGTAGCTTTAACTCCAGCAGATACTATTGAAGAGATACAGGTTAATGGTGCTAAATATTTAGTAGAGAAAGGTGTATTAGTAGAAGTACCAAAGCCAGTAGCAGATAGAATTGCTGAAAGACTACAATTAGGTAGTCAAGCTGGTGCTGATATTCTATTAGATAGAATAGATCCTAAGACCGGCAGACCAGTTGCTGAAGCGTTTTAGTTGTTGATTGATACTATTTAGTTTATAATTATAACTAGATAGCAATATTGGAAAAACCAAAGGCTCTTACCTTAAATGGGTAAGGGCTTTTTTTATTGCTTTCAAATTATTATTATTTTTCTAAACAAAAAGTATGTCAAATACAACTAGAACCGAAATTCCAATAGAAGTAAATAACTTCTATGACAGAGCGTTACTTGATAAAGCAGTTCCAGCTTTCGTCCATAATCGCTTTGCCCAAGTCCGAGATATTCCTGCAAACAATGGAACAAATGTTATTAAATTCCGCCGATATGGTCTTTTGACAGCTCAAACAACTGCTTTGACAGAAGGTGTTACTCCAACTGGTAAACAATTAAGCGTTACCGACATCACCGCAACTGTTCTTTATTATGGAGACTATGTAACCTTAACTGATAAAGTTTTGGTTGAAACTTATGATCCTATTCTTACTGAAACAGCCGAATTCTTAGGTGAACAAGCTGGTGATTCTCTTGACCAACTATGCCGAGATGTGTTAGTTGCTGGAGCTACAAAACAGTATGCTTCAACTGCTACTCAAACAACTGAAATTAGTGCTGCT